AAACAGGCTTCCCCTTTGCTATAGTTCCCGCGCTGGCTTTCTTTGCGTTTATTACTACTGTGCCCGCTGTTATAATGTCGTTTGTAATAAATTTACTCGTTCCATGGTCGTAAAATAATAGTTTTGTGTCGTCTACTATTGTGGGCGTTCCTGGTAATCCCGTGGCAACGTCTGAAAGGTCGTTAAGGTCTGAAACATTGGAAGCGAATAAATCCCAGTCAGCCGCCACAAAAGCCCCTAAAGTGGTGGTTTTATTTGCAAAATATAAATTTCCTAAGTAGTTGGCCCCTTGTCCCGTTTCGTAAATTACGCCCGTGTTATATGGTTTTAAACCCACTAAAGGGCCGTCGGTTATTTTGTTAAAATTTGACTCGGCTAAATTTTCGGCCATTTGCCTAACATCCTGGGGGCTTATTGCCTGGGTTGTATTGTCGGGTAAATTTGCCGCCGCCTCGGCTTGTAAATCATTTCTATTTTTTAAAGTTGCCATATAATTTTAATTAAAGCCGTTAATTTTAAAACCACTTGTAAAGCCTCCCCCTTGTAAGGGTTGCGTTAAATCCCTTGTACCAGGTGTTACCCTCCTATTAATATAAAACTCCGTTATGGGGTTCCCCACTTGCTTGGTGTAATTTATAACCGTGCCCGCTGGGATTGTTTTACCCACAAAACCTAAAGCGGGGTTATCCTGTACCAATTTAACTATATTACTTGTATTTCCATACAGTAAATTACTTAAATCCCAAATACTTTGGGCCTCCTTTGTTGTGTATTGCTCCATTATTTTATAATTCTTTCGCCAGCCACATAAAGCTGTTTATTAATAACTGTTACTTTTTGGGCCTTGTATCCGTCCGCTTTTAGTGCTATTTGTACCCTAGCTTTTAGGCGTTGGGTTCCTCCCGTGCTCCCTAGATACCTTTTAGCGCCTACCCCTAAAGTGGGGTATTCCTTCCACCAACCCGCAAAACTATTTATTATGTCTTTAACGTGCTGGGTGTCGCTTGCTGAGGCCTCAAAGTCGCCCGTATTAGGGTTTATAAAAAGGTCATCAAGTTCCGAGCTTACAGGAGTTAATTTTATGTCTTTTACGTTAGCCATGTTTTACGTTTTCGTTTTTAATAGTGCTAAAGTTCTCCTTATCCACCAACGTGGCTAAAGCTGTTTTTATAGTTGTTTGTAAAGCCGTGCCGCCGTCTTGAGGTACAGGAACGCCGTTATTTATGGCGCTTATAATACCGTCCACCCTAGCGGTTAACTTTGCTAAATTATTAATCAAGTCCTCGGCTTTTACTATTCCCCCGTATTGGTCCCCTCTTATTTCTACGTTTTGGACCTCTGAGTATAAAGAAATAAAAGCCGTTTCCTTGCTTAAAAATGTCGCTATTACTACGCTGTTAATTATAGGAGTTATTTTTAAGGGGAAGTCTGCCGCCCCCGAAATTAATTTAACCCCCAATAAATTGGGGTCGCCATTTAAAGGCTGTAGCTCGGCCAGGTCGTTGGATATGCTTACCACTTTACAAGGTAGGCTATAAATTTCCTCCTCTTGCTTTGCTAGTTGCCTTATTATGTCGCCTATATTTTGCGTATTCATTAACTAATGGCTTTTTGTATAAAGTTTCCGCTTGCGTCCTCTATAAGGTCGTAAGCTTTTTGTTTTATATATATTTTTTGTCTTCCCCCCGTGTTATACCCGAAAGTGGTAACCACTTGAGTAACTAAATATCCGCCCGATTGTTCGGGAATTGTTTTATTTATTAACTCTACTATGTCCCCATGGTTTACCAATGGACTAACAAAAGTTAAAAAATGGCCTTCATATCCACTATATTTTAAACCGTCTTTTAAGCGGTTCGCTGTGGCTTGTAAGTCGGTTAAATTGTAATTGTTAAAATATAGCGTCCTTGTTTCCCCGTCTACGTCTCCCGCTGTAGCCTCTAAGGTGTTGTTATTGTCGTCTATACTTTTACAAATTACTTTTATTTTTCGCTCGCTTTCATCAATAAATTTTAAGCTGTCCCCATTTATTAGGGTCGGCGTGTTAAATTCGAACCTATGGACTGTTTGGAGGCTTGTATTAACAGAAAGGCCGACATATAAAATGCCATTACGAAAAAAACTATATATTCCGTGTTTTTTTCTTAGCTCGTCCAATACCTCGGCACTACTCGCATTTTTTATTCTAAATTTCCCGAGGTTTTGCTCCGCTGTAACCTGGTAGGCTATCCCCTCGGGAATAATTAACTTCAATAAAGCGCTTAACTTTGGATTGTTAACGCTTAAATTAAGTCTATTTTGTTTTAATTTATATACTTCGTCCTCTATCTCAAAAAGTAAAGGGAATTTTGTCCTTACCGCTTTTATATAACCTGTAAATACTTGGCTTATCTTTGCGTTATACCCCACCTTTATGTTAACCTTATCCCCAGCTTTAAAAAGGGCGTTTGGTCCTTGGGTAATATTTGGGACGCTTTGCCCTTGTTGGTTAACGTACCTTATCCGCTTGGGAATTATAACCTTTCCACTGTCTAAGAGATTGTCGTAGCTGCTAACTATACTAACTTCATGGCAAAATTTAAAAACTTGCTCGCTTAGTGTTATTTCGCTGTCAAGTCTTACCATTAGTCTATTATCCCGTTTACAGTTAGTTCTATTGGTTCGTCTGATATTGCTTTAATCTCAAAAAGTTGGGCGTTCTCGGTGCCCTCTATTTGTGGAAAATTTACCTCCTTTATAGTTAAATAGTGGATGTCGAAATTATCATTTAAAAACCTCGCCGCTATTTCTACAGACTCGGGAACCTCGCAATATTCTACAAGTTGCTTAACTTGCTCCTCGGGGTAGCGTTGGCCGCTTGGATCTACTAAGACGCCCCGTATTGTTAAATCGTAGTCGTCCTGGCTTATATACTCTTTTACTGAGCCTTTTACTCCTTGTATTTTTGTTGTAATAATTTGCTTTACTATTGTAACATCACATAAAACCGTGTCTATTTTAAAGCCTGGCTTTTCGCCGTCCTCGCTAGGTGTTGCGCTGTCGTTTGTATTGCTTAAAATTTGGCCGTAGGCTATTTCTGTGCCGTTTTTATCCGTGTACTTTCCAGGTCGAAACTCCACATTCATAAAAACGGGAGTCCCTAAATAACTGGTACCCGCTATTTGGTCCCTGTCCTCGCTTCTTATTGTGCCATAGTCGGGAGTGTGTCCGCTTTGCCCTGTTTGTTGCGTGCTGTAAAGCTTTGTTTTTATTGCTTGGAGTCCAAACCCCTTTAAAATTAAAGAGGGCTTAACCTTTGGAAATTGGGCCGCCATTTCGTTGGGAAAATCGACAAAGCCTATGCCTGTTTTAAATTTGCTCATAATTAAACCCCCGCTATATTGTTAACATTATTTACAGCGCTAAAAAGAGCCTGGGCCACTTGGTCCTTAATTTGTCCCGTTAGGTCGTCCACGTTTGCCGCTGTAATATTCATATTCTCAATTAATTTTCCTATGTCTATATTTATATGGGTAGGCCGTCCGCTTTTTATACCGTCTACGCTCGTGCTGGCCGCCTTTGTTCCTCCTGTTGCTGTAGGTGTCCCCGTTTTACCCTTTGGGGCGAAACGTGCCAAGCTTTTGGAAACGTTAAATACTTCCAATTGCGTGGGCTTGGTAGGGTTTGAAGCCGCCCCCGCTTGGCCTATTTTGTTTATAGTGCCACTTAATAAAGAAGCGGGAGTTATTTCCTTATTCATTATAGTGCTAAACATTTCAGCCGACTTTCTGCCCGCTGTGGCGTAGGTTTGTACCCCCTTGGCTATTTGCTCCTTATCCAAGCTAAAAGCGCCCATTATAATATCTTTAAGGCCTAAAAAACGCAATTTAATGTCTTGTACTACTGAGGCAATTGAGGCAAAAAGAAATTTGAATACGTTTATAACTATTTTTGTGCTAAATTTCCAAACTTTTATTATTCCGCTCCAAATGCCAGTCATTATTTGAGCGAAAAATTTAATTATTGGCAGCATAAATTTTAATACTTTGCCTATCCCAATAACCACGCCCCTAAAAATGTCGCCCGCTGTGGCGCTAGTTTTAAAGCCGTCTGTTAACTCGCTAAAAAGTGAACTATAAGCTTCTCTATAAACGTTAAAAATGTCCATTATAGGTTTTACAATATTGTCTATTATAAATTTTTTATGCCTAGAAAGAAAGTTCATTAGCTTAGTAATGGCGCCCATTACTTTATTTAATATGGGTAAAATTAATTTTCCTAATCGGAGTTTTAACTCTATCCACATATTATTAAAACGGTTTAGCTGTGCTTGGCTGCTATTTAAAGCTTTTGGAAGGTCCCCCGCAAAAGTTCTTTTTAATTCCTTGGCGAATTTTGGTAAAAAGTCCTCAGACATTAGCTTACCGTCTGCCATTAACTTCATTAATTCGGCCTTGGTTTTACCCATTGACCTGGCGGCTATTCCCAAAGCGCCTGGGAGTCTCTCCCCAAGCTGGCCGTTTAATTCCTCAGCCGATACCTTCCCTTTTGACATCATTTGTCCAAGAGCCAAAAAGGTGCCTTTTGTTTGCTCGGCGCTAAGCCCCATTACTGTGGCCGCCCCCGCTACAGAGTCGAAAACTTCAAGGGTGCCCGCCCCTTCCATGGAGGTACCCATAAAAGAGCCCGCCAAAGTTTTAAAACCTTCCATACTTTCCAGCAATGGCAGCCCCAAGCTTTTGGCCCTATCTCTTAAAAAGGCTATATTTTGAGCTCCTTTTTGAGCGGAGCCACTCGCCGCATTAATTGCGTTTGTTAACCCCTCAAAGTTACGGGCTAAAGTTACAGACTCGCCAGCTATTGAAAAGGCTTTCATGGCTGCCGCTGCCAGGGCAATTTGAGGGACTAACTTAGTAAATCCACCCGCTAACATTCCCAAGCCTTTGGAGCTTTTAACAGCGGAGCCGCTAGTTTTCCCCATTTGCTTATCTAGCCCCATAGAGGCCGAAACGGCTTTTTTAAGGCCAGGGCTCAGCTTGTCGTTTAATTCTATTGTATAAATAGCCTTATCACTCATATTCGTAAATATATAAAAAAGGGGCGTTGTAAGCCCCTCTTAGTCCTTGTTTTTATACTTGCTGTTTTCCATTTCAATAACCCAAGTTAATTGAGCCGCAAGCCTATAATATTGGTCGTCTGTTAACTTGTCGGGGTCTACTTTAAAATGGTAACGTAATAAAGCGCCCATTTGTTCAAGTTCACTATTCTTAACCTCCTGTAAATAGACGTCTATTTTTGACTTAAAAAATGACTCGCCAAATTTAAAGGGGTTTAGCTCATTGGCTGCGCTAAGGTTTACCGTCTCGGCTATTTTTACAGCCTCGTTACGTTTCCCGTTTTAACGCTTATAATATCGGCCATTAGCTCGCCCGCGCTTCTCATAGCGTCAAAGTCAGCTATTATAGCCTCGGGGTCGCCTTGGATAGTTAAAGACCTTAAAAAGAACTCTAAGCCTTGCATCTCATTTTTTTGTAAAATTTTGCTTCCAGCGTCAAACTCGCGGCGGCCTACTTTCTTAACTATTAAATCCATTTGCTCCCCGTCGCTCATTGGAATTTCTAGTTTAAAAATTACTCCATATTTCTCTTTTAGCTCCTCTATAGATAGCTTTTCATTTTCTTCGTATGCTTTCATATCGATTAATTTATATTATTGGTCCAAGATAATAAAAAAAGCCCCTACATAATAGGGGCTTATAGAAATTAATCTACCACGCAACGAATGAAAAATTTTAATTGTTCCAGTCAATATGTGAAACCGCTAGTTCAAGGTCTGCCATTACTGTGCTGTCCCCTTCGCTTGCGCCTCCTATTGTGTTTTTAAATCTACAATTCCTTACTACATCCGTGCGAGGTGTTGACCCCTCGGGAACGTAGTTTATTTCGATGTCAAATTCTGGAATATTTTGTAAGCTGTTGCCTGGGGCCGCGTCGATTAGTGCCGAAAGTTCAGCCCTGTCGATTGTTATTTTTGCCTCGTGCTCAATTTTCCCTAGTCCTCGGCTTACTGGGAAACGCCCAGCGCCGTAGTTTTCCGTAATTTCTTGAGCTTGACTATACTCTACCGAGGTAATGCCAGCCACGGGAACGCCTAAAACAGTTACTATAATATCCGCGTAACTATATGCCTGTCCGTTAATTAATGGGGGGTTGTCTGCTAGTGCCATGTCTTAAATTTTTTAAAGTTTTGGTACAAAACCAATATTAATTACTATTTCTCTGGCCACTCCGACGGGTACAATTTTAACTGTTAGCTCCAATTTGGATGTGCTAACAACGTTTTGCGCTGCGTTAATAATAACCTCGTAAGCGCTTAACTCTCTATCTGTCTCCATTTGTCCTAGTCCTTTCTCTGCTAAAGCTTTGAAAGTTGCCACGGTGTCGGGCCTTAAAGTTCCGTCAGTGTTCACTCTTAACGGGCTACCTAATTTTGGAAGAATAAAGAACCTTAAAAGCCTTTTAGCCTTGTCTATTGTTCTATTATTTTCTATGGTTGCCAAGTCGCTAGTAGTTGCTACAGAGGTGTAACTATCGTTATTAAAAGTTCCTGTTAATCCTATTTCTTTGACTAAAAATAAATATCCTTTATCGTCTAAGGCCTCGCGTAAACTTACCGAGGTAGTTAAAAAGGCGTCTCCATTTGCAAATGCTACGACGTCAAACTCTGTCCCGTCTGTTACCATTGGGAAGTTTTCGATATAACTTATAGACTCGTTAACGTTTGCCGCTGCTACAGCTCCAAGCTTAGCGCCTAAGTCTGTAATAGAATAACCTTTAGAACCGTAAAGAGCCGCGCCCTTTCCTCCTCCGTCTTGTCCAATACATACCGAAACATTGGGAGCGGTTAAAGTTCTTAAACTTGCTAAGGTTGAAAGGTCGGAAACTCCCGAAATGTCAGCCCCATAGAGCACGTTTAAAAATTTATACTCAGCTTGTAAGGCTGTTACTTTTGCCTGTAGTGCTGTTACTTGAGTAGCTGAGTAAGCTGCGCTTATAAAATAAACTGCTAGCTGTCTTATCTCTCCTATTAAAGCATCCTGTAAAGTTTGTATTTCCGAAAAGTTCGGTGTTCCTCCTGGGACTGCGAAGTAACCAATTGAAAGCTGGCCCGAAGGTTGCTTTTCAAAAAATTGGCTTATATGGTACCACTCTACCGCGTGGGCTGCCGTACCTTCGACAATTCCCAAGGCCTCGGCCTCTTCTAAACTAAAAACCGTTTTAATACGGTCGCTAGTTGAAAATCCCGAGGGTAAAGTATTATTATAGTAAACTAT